AGCGGGTAAAGCTCGTGGCATGAAGAAAGGTGGCAAAGTTAAGAAGAACCGTGGTGATGGCATCTGTCGTCAGGGTAAGACAAAAGGACGTATGATATGAAAATGTGTGCAGGGTGTAAGTCACCAGCTAAATGTAAAGCGGCTGGTAAGTGTTTAGCTAAAGACACTATGAAAGCCAAGATGGGCGGCAAGATGAAAGCCTACAAAAGTGGCGGTAAAATAACCGATAAAATGACTAGAGATGAGTTTGTAAAGAAATTTAGTGAGAAACCTGAAGCTCCAGATTTGTCTAAAATCCGCAAAGCGGTTACTAAAAAAGCTAGAGGCGGTAAGATCGACGGTTGCGCTATGCGCGGTAGAACTCGTGGACGTACTGTCTAGTGCGTAGCTACTACAAGAAGGGTGGATCTGTTAAAGACGCTTGTTACCACAAGGTAAAGGCGCAGTATAAGGTCTTCCCTTCTGCTTATGCTTCGGGTGCTATCGCCAAGTGTAGAAAGAAGCGAGCTGGTAAAAAGTAATGGCCGTTCGCAAGACTGCAAAAGGTGCAGCACTGAAACGTTGGTTCAAAGAGGACTGGAAAGATGTTCGTACTGGGAAAGCATGTGGACGTAAAGAAGGTGAAAAGCGCGGTACGCCGTATTGTAGACCGAGTAAAAGAGTCTCTAGTAAAACTCCGAAAACGTCTGGTGAAATGACGGCGGCGGAGAAGAAAAAGCGTATAGCGCAGAAGAAGCGCCTAGGACAACCAGCAGGCAAGCCGCGTAGAGTGGCCCCGCTTAAAAGGAAGAAGAAGTAATGGCAACGTCAGGAACAGCAGCCTTTGACCTAGACCTGAACAACCTCGTTGAAGAGGCGTTTGAACGTTGCGGCGTAGAACTTCGCACGGGTTATGACATGCGTACGGCCCGCCGTAGCCTTAACCTTCTGTCTATCGAGTGGGCAAATCGTGGTATTAACCTGTGGACTATTGAAGAAGGCTCCATTGCCTTAACTGACGGTACAGGCACTTACAATTTACCCGCTGATACGATTGACTTACTTGACCATGTGATACGTACAGGAACTGGTACATCTCAGTCAGACCTTAGTATGACGCGAATTAGTGTATCTACCTACGCTAGTATCCCTAACAAGAATGTAGAAGGGCGTCCGATCCAAGTATGGATTGACCGCCAAGCGGATGTGCCGCAAATCAACGTGTGGCCAGTCCCTGATGGCAGCTATACATTTACTTATTGGCGTATGCGCCGTATTCAGGACGCGGGTAACGGTGTAAACAACCAAGACATCCCGTTCCGTATGCTTCCATGTTTGGTCGCTGGATTGGCGTATTACTTGTCTCTAAAGATCCCAGAGGCTATGAACCGTATCGAGATGCTCAAGGCATCATATGAAGAACAGTGGACTTTGGCTTCTGCGGAGGATAGAGAGAAAGCCTCGTTGAGGTTGGCTCCACGTGAGTTCTTCTACTAAGGAGCAGATATGGCATTTGCTGCCGGTAAAAGAGCATTAGGAGTATGTGACCGTTGTGGGTTTCAGTACGAACTGAAAAAGCTGAAGCCACTGACGATCAAGACTAAGCAGGTAAATATACTGGTTTGTCCTACGTGTTGGGAGCCAGATCAACCGCAGTTGCAGTTGGGTATGTATGTTATTGAAGACCCACAGGCGCTACGGAATCCTAGACCTGACAATAGCTATGCTGAGTCTAGGGAGATACAATGGGGCTGGAACCCTGTTGGGCTATCAAACCCCTATAATATCAGTGGGTTACCGAATAAACTTGTAGCTACTGGTGAAGTAGGTACAGTAACAGTGACGATTTCGTAGGAGAGGTTGTGAACTACACTACGCTGTTTGAGACAATTAAAGGGTACGTCGAAAACGACTTCCCTAACACTACGTGGACCACTACCACGGGTACTTCTTCGGATTTTACCGGTAAAGAGCAGGTTGATACATTTATTCAGCAGGCTGAACAGCGCATCTTTAACGGCGTACAGATTCTTGATTTACGTAGGAATGTGCGCGGACCTACATCAACTAACAACGAATATTTGACTTTACCTGCTGACTGGCTTTCTACTTTTTCCATAGCAGTTGAAGACGCTTCAGGTAATCATAACTACCTTATCAACAAAGACGTTGAGTATATACGAGAAGCCTTTCCTTCACGCACGGCCACGGGTACACCTACTCATTACGCCTTGTTTGATGCTAATTCTTTGTTGTTGGGTCCAACCCCCGATGCTTCATATACGACTCAACTGCATTATTTTTATTATCCAGAGTCTATTGTTACGGCGAATACGTCGTGGTTAGGTGATAACTTTGACTCTGTTCTTCTTTATGGTGCTTTGCTAGAAGCGTACACTTTTATGAAGGGTGAGCAAGACGTTATAGCGCAGTATCAGAAAAGGTATGACGAAGCTCTAGCCCAACTCAAAATACTTGGAGAAGGCAAGAATCGTCAGGATATGTATAGATCTAAACAAGCAAGATACCCGGTCGGGTAATAGGAGCTAAAAATGGCAATTACGCAAACTATGGTGACCTCATTCAAAAGTGAAATTTTGGGTGGAGTACATGATCTCGATACTGACACAATTAAGATGGCTTTGATTAGTCCAACTATGTCTGGAACTTATGGCGCGTCTACAACTAACTACTCAGACGTTACTGGTAACAGTGATGAAGTTACTGGTACGGGGTATAGCGCGGGTGGCGTAACACTTACCAGCGCCAGTATTACTACTGCTGGAAGTGCGGGCATTGTTGACTTTGCCAACGCTGTTTTTTCAAACGTAGACATAGATGCACGTGGGGCGATAATTTATAACTCCTCGCAGTCTAATAAGGCTATTTGTTTGTTAGATTTTGGTGAAACCAAATCGGCTACGGACGGTGACTTTACAGTAGTATTTCCTTCTGCTGGAGAAAGTACGGCTATTATTAGGATTGCGTAATGGCGTTAACTTTACGTGACCGGGTAAAGGAAACGACCTCCTCTACTGGCACTGGTACAATAACACTGGCCGGTGCAGTAGAGGGGTTTCAGTCTTTTTCTGTTATAGGTAACGGGAATACTACCTATTACGCTATCGTTAGTGATACAGAATTTGAGGTTGGTGTTGGTACATATACCTCGTCTGGCACGACTCTTTCGCGGGACACCGTATTTGAGTCTTCTAACAGTGGCAGTAAGGTTAATTTCTCTGCTGGCGATAAGGATGTGTTTGTCACTCAACCAGCGGAAAGAGCGGTGTATTTGGAAGCTGACAACACCAGTACGTTATTTGACCCAGCCGGAACAGCCGTAGCTTTAGCAATTGCATTGGGGTAGGACATGGCAAATACGTTTACACGCAAACTTTCTCGGAGCATCGGCACTTCACTGACGGCTGTTGGCTCGTACACGGTGGGGGCTTCTACGGATGTCACAGTCATTGGTTTGACTGTCGCAAACAGGACAGCTTCTCAGGTTCTTGTGGATGCCACATTAAACGACGGCTCAAACGACACTTACATTGTAAAAGACGCGCCTGTCCCTGCTGGGTCATCGCTCGTTATTGTGGGCGGCGATCAGAAAGTAGTTTTGACAACAAACGACAGCATTAAGGTTAAGTCAGACACTGCGTCATCTGTTGATGCGATTATGTCGATTCTGGAGATCACCTAATGGCTTATTTTGGTAACACACCTGCCGACAGTTTTACCGCGATTACCAAAGACACTTTTTCTGGAGACGGCAGTACCACAGCATTTACCCTTACTAATCCTGCAACCACAAACGGCGTACAGGTCTTTGTTGAAAACGTAAGGCAGGAGCCAACAGATGCTTATACGGTGTCTGGAACCACACTAACATTCACAGCGGCACCGGTCACGGGCACAGATAACATTTATGTTGTGAACTCAGGCACTCCTGTTTCTACGATCACGCTCCCTGCTAGTACGGCTTTGGAAGCAACAACTGGTACTTTTAGCGGGACAGTAACTTTTTCAAATGCCACGCCTATTTCCGGGGTAGACATTGGTGATTTAGACAATGTTATTTCCAGTTCTTCTAACCCA